TGTATGACATGCAACGCAGGTTCTTCTGCCAGAACCAACTGGTAGGTAAACCTTTATTGAAGGTAAGGCACACGAAGAATCATGACGACATCTTTGAGATGAAAGCCACGATCCTTAAGGAGGCGGCTGAACAGGCGCTTGCTTGGCAGGGTAAGGCTCTCGCTTTAAAGGAGCAACCTATGATTGATTTGGAGTTCTTTGAATTAGTCAATGAGTTAATACCTATTGAGAATGATATGTCTACTCGTAAAGAAAACTCTGTCCGTACTGCTAGAAGTGCGATGCTTCGCAGGTGGGAAATGGAGACTAAAGAGTGGGGTGCCGGTAACGGTTGGCTCGCTTGGAACGCTATTCAAGGTGCTGAACAGCACACTGTTAACGCTGGCGCTAGTCGTGACAAGGCTAAGTCATTGCAGAAGGCTATTGAAGGTAAGACTCCTTTGGCTAACAAAGCGATGAGTTTGATACTGGATCAGTCGTGAGTAGAAAAGCAACAGCAACAATGCTAGTAACAGTAGAGTATGACGTTGACCAAACATTTGATGATGGGGTCTCTATTCATGACATGCGTGACCATTGGGATGAATATGTAGAACTACCTGAAGGTTGTATGCCTAAAGAATGGGACTACATAGAGGTACACATATCTAAGATTGAATGTGAAGGGGAAGAGTGGTACCCATGATAACTAAATTATTATTGGTCGGTGCTTTGGGAGTGGCAGGGGCGTGTTTCCCTGTCACTTCCACTAGCCGAGTTCAAGTGCCTGTTATCACAGTGCCTACTTCAACAACGATGGCGTGGGAGGAGACTGACTACGCTAAATATGTTGCTTCTAAACCTATAGAGGAGTGTCCTGCATACGGTTCGTGTGACATACCGGAACATGAGTACATCGCTCATCTTCCTACGTTGCGTGAACTGGTGCGGGAGTACTTCAAACCACAGGACGTGCCTTTAATGTTACGGATCGCTTTCTGCGAGTCGTCTGCTAAACCATATGATAAATGGTCAGAGGCTATCAATCCTAAGAGTGGGGCGACAGGCTGGTTTCAGCACATGCCTGACTGGTGGGAGGAAAGAAGTTTCAAGGCTGGGTTTAGTGGATGGCATTCTACTGAACCCCGTGCTAATGTGGGGGTAGCATCATATCTATTTTACAATAGAGATAGTAATAAAAGGTGGGGTGGAGCATCCCACTGGTATCCATCGAGAACATGTTGGGAGGAATAACATGGGAATGGCACCTACAGGTTTGATTGAGACTCTGACACGGGAAGAATATCTTCGTTACCGTGAAGAGGATCGTCAAAAACAGAAAGTCTTTGCCAAAGGGGTAAAGCAAATATACAAGGAGGCAGCAGCCTATGAGTAATAAATTAGATAAGTTTCCGGTATCATCAAAAGGTGATCGTAGACGTAGATACAATTGGGAGAAGTGGAGAGATGGGGAAGTTCACGAACTAATAAACCCTGATGACTTTGAAGTTCCTGTTGAGAGTATGCGGGCTATGGTTTATAGACATGCTACTAACATGAACCTCCTTGTTCGTACCTGTAAAACTAAAACAGGTTTGGCTATTCAATTCATTAATGATGAACCTGAAAAGTTGGTTGATATAGAGTGGTAAAACTAACAGACCATGATGGTAACTTACATGATCTTGTTCCTATTGTATCAATTGATTGGGGTTACAACCCTGCTGAGTTCGATTGGGCTACAATAGTTAAACACGAAATAATTGCTTTAAACTCTGTGTTGAGCAACAAACAAGGTGTGTTAGACACACTGCATAATATACATTCTGCCGAAAAAGCAGACGATTTTATCAGATGATAACAATTCTGGGGGCGGGGTACTACCCCTCCTTGTACCTCGTCCCCTTTAAACAAAGGAGAAAACATGTCAGATGACAATGAACAAATGGAGATGGATATAGGACAGTTCGCTGCTTCTATATCAGTTATACAAAACAAACTAATAGGAGATTTCCTGCATGATGTAGGGCATATATGTCATAAGTATATGAATGAATTTGCTAACCTGTTAGAGGGTTTTGAGAATGTCCCACAGCCAGAACACGCTGAAGACGAAAAAAGTAACACAAACTTAATATTAATTGATGGCGATAAGTCCTGATTTGTTGTAGCCTCCCATATGAACATATGAAATATGAACAAATGACCGTCACGAAGTGACGGTAACATATGCATATGTTCATATGGTGCTTGACAGTAAATTGAAACTAAACTAAGATGGAAACCATGCAACCTACAAAACCACCAGAAGACGCAATTATCCTCAGACAATCATGGCTAGGTGATCTTGCCATGTGTCCTGAGAGAGCCAGACAAGTCCGTGAAGGCGTTGCGATAAGCACCGACTCATCGAACACAGTGCTAGGCTCCGCAGTTCACTACGGGATAGAACAGTGCCTCATCGATAAGATGGACACTGGCGTAGCCATGTCCAAAGCAGACACACTAGACGCAGCGATGCAGTACTGGCAGAGTCACATCAAAGACATCGTTAGATGGAACCACAAAGAGGGCGAACCGGAAAAGATTATCGAAGCGAACTCCAACGTGTGGTGGGACGAAGTAATGCCCGACATACAACCAATAGCAATCGAGTACGAGTTCTGCCTCCCTCTCGTACCGCAACACACACCAGAGATTTGGTTAAAAGGAACCATCGACTGCATACAAGAAGCACCGTTGCCTATAGTCGATTGGAAAAATCCGGGACGTAAACCACACGCAGAATGGGAAAAGAAACGCTGGTCAGTTCAAGCAGCCGCATACACATGGGCAGTGCAAGCAATGGAACCACAAGGTTTCGGACAGGCACAGAACTTTGAATTCGTATACCTTGTCAAAGGCACATCCGCTGGAACACAAATAGCCGCTAACCTACCAGAGTGGCCACTCCAAATGAGTGGCTGGCACTGTACACCAAAGTGGTGTCCGGCATGGAATTCTTGCAGGGGTAGGTATGCGGGTCCAGACCCTTGGGCTCAACTTTAGGAGGTAGAAAAATATGGGTGAACAAGAAATACGGATATCTATATCACGCAGAAGCGTGGCGCAGGTAGCACCGTACGAATCAGAAGAGGCTTCCGCTAGTGTGGAAATCTCATTAGAAGCAGGAACATCCGCTGAGGATGTGATAGCCGAACTTAAAGCATGGGGTGATCGTATCGCCACTGCTAACTTTGAAGCACTCGGTATCGGATATGAGATAGACGAGGTGGCTGTTAGACGGCTCCAAAAAAGCCTTCCCGCAGACAACACGAGTAGTCCCGTGGCTACCGCCCCGAAACAGACAGCATCCGCTCCAACCAAGAGTGCGCCCGCTGACGAAACCGTATGGCGAGACATAATGGACAACTCAGACAACTGGTTTGTTAACTGGCCAGACATTGTTAGCGGTGTTGAAAGTAATGCTAAACGTCCTGCTTACAGGAAAAAAGGACCTAATGGTACAGGCGTATGGTTAGTCAACCAAGACAATGAGAACTCTGCTGCATTCCCAGAGTGGTTTGTTTGCCCTAAAACAGGCAAAGGATCAGAGGAACTCCTTGAAATAGGTAGACAGATCAAACAAAAGTCCTTCGCTAAGTAGGGGACATGGCGGTACTCCACTCAGAAGAAGAGATCGCTCGCAGACTTGCTGAAGCGCAAGAAGAAGCGAACGAAACTACTTCAGAGGAGGTAGAAGACACGTCACCTCAAAGACCTAAGCGTTTCCCACTCTCATCCACCGTAGTCGAGAGTCTAGTAGGGTTCATCGTGAACCCCACGGAACGCTGGTACCTTGGGTTTCCAGAATTTGATCTGGCGACCCGAGGTATAGGTCGAGGTGAAGTCATGATGGTGATTGGACGTAGCCACACAGGTAAAAGCCAAATGCTTTTAAACTCCATAGTGTGGAACCTGATCAACGAACATGACTCACACGCTGTGATCTTCTCCCTTGATGAACCAAGAGAACTAGTTTTAATGAAACTGTTCTGTTTACTCAAGGGACGCTCCTCGGAAGAAGTAGAAGACGCTATCAAAGCCGGAGATAAAGACACACTCTCCGACCTTGAACGGGCAGCAACACAAGAACTTTCTCGTGTAGCGATCATAGACGAAGCAATAAACCTGACAGAAATGAGTCGGGTGTTAGAAGAAGCCAGAGCATGGTGGGGTGTGGAACCCTCATTCTGCATGATTGACTATCTGGAACTGCTCCCCGGAGGGGACGCAGACGCATCAGGGGTCACTTCAAAAGCCCAAGCAGTTAAACGTTGGGCTAAAGAAGAACGAGTCCCAATAGGACTAGTTCATCAAGCAGGACGAGGCAGCGCAGACCCCGGAAAAGCAGCCGGATTGTACGGAGGTAGATACGGGGGTGAGCAAGAAGCCATCTTTGTGATAGAGGTATACAGAAAGAAAGACAGAACAGACCTGTCCGACTGGGAAGCCCTCTACCACGCCAACTCCGTTAACATAAACCTGTGTAAAAACAAACGCACAGCGAAACTGTTAGACCAAACGTACTACATGGACCCAATAGCAGGGCATGTACACCCATACCATGAGAACCTGATACCAGAGGCAAGACGATGAACTGTTGGCACTGCAACACAGAACTCATATGGGGTGCAGACCATGATCTTGATGACGATCTTAGACCCGCAATCATGGACGGATCATACTCAATGGTCACCAACCTGAGTTGCCCCGAATGTAACGCTTTCGTGGAGGTGTACAGATGAACGACGAAACCATACAAGGCTTCGCTGACCTGTTCCAAGGGGGGAAGATAGCCAAATCACACAAAGATGGCTACTTCGCTCCTATGGAGGCAACAGATGGTACTCATTTCAA